TTTTTATTAAATTTAAAAATAAAATATTTATATATTATATTTTTGGATTAAATATTAAGGAGGTAAACTTATGAATCCAAAAATTAAAAATACACTTGATAAAATATATATTGACGTTTATAAGTTAAATTATAAACAGCAGTATGATCTTTTTGATGGATGCTTAAGATTAGCATTACTTTCTAAGTCACTTACTGATTATTTTAATACTAGCATATTCGATAGAGATATTGACTATAGTGTAGACCAAGCATTAAAATACCAGTATGAGTTAGTTGATAAAATTCATGATAATTTCTTTTCAGATATTGACATTGATTTCTTTCATCCAACAAGAGATTTTACTTTAAAGCATAATATGAATTTAGCCGATATCATACAATTTATTTATGGTATTGATATTCATGTCTTCAAAGAAAAAATTAGAACTGATGATGAATCATCTTTTGATAGTTCTATCTTTGTTCATAATAAAGATCTTTTGATGACTATTCTGTTTACAAAAGTCTTTGAAGCTGATAATAATGATTCATATGACATTATTTATAAATTAGTAGACGAAAAAACAGATCTATTAGATGAAGAATATAGAAAAGTCTTTAATGAAACATTTTTTATGAGAGACTGTATTAATCCTACTAATAGATTAAAAACATTAGCAGAATATATTAAAGGAATTTAAGGAGGGATAATTAATGTTACCGAAGTTAAAAAGAGCTTTAAATGCTCTGCATATCGCTGATATACACTTCGGTAAGAAAAATGATCAAAAGTTATATAATGATTTAAAAAACAACTTTCTGGATAATATTCCAGAAATAATCAAAGAGTACGGTCATTTAGATCTTATCGTAATAGAAGGAGATTTATTCGATAGAGTCATTAAAATGACAGAAATTTCATCTAACTATGTTTTAAAATTTATTACAGAGTTATGTGAATTATCAGCCAAATATAATTTTTATGTAAGACTCATTCAAGGAACAAAGTCTCATGATAATAATCAGCTAAATAATTTCAACCATCTTGAAGTTAAATATCCACTATTCAAGATGTTCAAAACAGTAAATACTGAAATACTAGAATTCGAAGATTATGATTATCAAATTTTGTATCTTCCAGAAGAGTATCCTGAAAATTATAGTAAATATTATAAACCTTATTTTACTCATGAAGACAATTATGACATGATTCTTGGTCATGGTATGATTGACTTTGTAGCATTTACAGGAAATGAAGAAGACAAGAAAAAGATCAAACGAAATGAATCAGTACATTCAGTCGATAACTTATTAAGATTTTGTAATTATTTTTGTATTTTTGGTCATATTCATGATTTTAAAAATTATAAAGATTTAGACAAAGTCTTTTATGTTGGATCTTTTGAAAGATTTAGTTTTCTAGATCAAGAAGATAAGGGTTATCTTTTAACAAGAATTGACCCAGAAACGGATGAAACAGAAGCTATTTTCTATGAAAATGAGAATGCTTCCACTTATAATGTTTTAAATTTGTCTGAGTATGAATTTGAAAATACTGAAGATAAATTAGCATTTATTGAAGAAGAAAAGAAGAAATGTGATTATTTAAAGGTAATAATTGATAAAGACGAGAATAATAAGGACTTATTGAAGGGTGTTTTATCATCTGATATTAAAATTGAAAGCCATAATAAACTTCCCGAAGAAGTAGTTGATGAAAGATTCAACTTCTTGATTAAAAAGGAATTACCTCTTGATAAATCTATTGCAAAATATATTGAATTAACTGCTGGTGAAAAAGTTACAACAACCTCAATTAATAAACTATTATCAAAGACAGATAGCCTTTAAGGTTATCTGTCTTTTTGTTTAAATTTTGGTTGCTAACACATCAGTTATACTATGATTCGGAGGTAATGTAATATGGCTTATATTGATAAGAAGAAAAAGGTAGTTAAGAAAAATTCTGAAAAGAATAAGAGTATCGTTAAGTTACCAATCTCAACAGTGTCTAATTTAATTTATTATGCACTAACAATTGATGATTTGGTAACTGAGAATAATCTTTTAAATCTGAAAAGATTTTTAGATTTAATCGATATTGAAAATTCTTATGATGAAGAAAAAGAACTACCAACCATTCAGATGATTAGACTTCTATATAAAATTCTTGAAGGAAATCTCGATTATACTACAAATGACTACGAAGAGTTAAAGACATTTGTTAAAGACGGAACGACTGAAGACAAAATTCCAAGAGCTATTATTGAAATGGTATTTAACCATGTAGAAGAGTGTGGAACATTTGATGAAAAGAATATTAGATTTTGGAATAAGTTTATTGAGAATAGACTAAATCAAATTGCTGTTAATGATTATGTACCAACTTTAAAACGCATTATTGAAATGTGTGAACATCCAGATCCAGAAAAGGATGAGAAGTATATAATCGATGCTAAAGAATCATTAATTGAACTTAATAAAATTTTCAATATTAATACAATGAATATTGAACACAATACTGATTCTTTTAATATTGCAGACAGAAAAACAGCTAAGTTAATTATTAAACAGTCTCTTGAAAGTATTTATAATCCAGGAAATAGAATTTCTACTGGTTATAAAATGCTTGATGAAATGCTTGGTGGAGGAATGCAGGGTGGTAGATGTTATATGCTACTCGGTGTTGCAAAGTCATTTAAATCAGGCTGTTTATTAAATATTGCAATGAATGTTGCAACAAACTATACTGATTATCAGTTAAAAGATCCAAATAAAATTCCAGCAGTTCTTTATTTTACTATGGAGAATAGTATGTGTGAAACATTTGAAAGAATTTATAACTATTTGGGTCTTGATTTTAATTTCGAGTATGAAATTGTAACTAATAAAAAAGGTAAAAAGATCAAAAAATATAAAATCACCGATGAAGAGGTCGATGAAATTCTTGATACAATTCAGAAAGAAACTTATGATCAGACTGGTATTGCATTAAGAATTGAGTTTAGAACTCATATGTCAGTAGATACAGGAGAACTTGATAAATTCTATGAGAATTATGCTCTCATTGATAATCAGGAAATTATTTTTGTAGTTCAGGACTATATTAAAAGAATTCACTCACAGAGATCATATAGATCTGAACAGAAAAGAGACGAACTTGGTGAGGTTGTTAATGAATTTTGTAACTTTGCTAAGAATAAAGATATTCCTGTATTAACTGCCTCTCAGCTAAATAGAGACGCTTTAAGAATTGTAGAAAATGCTAAGACTAGTAAGAAGAAAGATATCGGTAGAGGTATTGGTGCTTCTACTATTGGTGAATCTTCTCTTATTTATGAAAATGCAGATTATACAATTATTACAAATAGAGAGTTTGATAAAGATAAAGAATGTTTTTATCAGACGTTTAAACTGATTATGGCTAGAGGTAAAAGTGAACTAGAATATTTCGCTCAGCCTTATGACCCAGATCCTTGTTATAAAAACTTCAGAATTGCAGTTGATATTGATCTCCCAAAACCATTGGGAATTGATAGAATTTCAAATGTAGATGAAGATGATGTCAAAATGATTGAAAATTCTCCAACACGTCTTAAAGCTAAATCTTTAAGACAGCCAATCTCGTATAACGAAGCGGAAGAATCTAAAGACTTGGATTTAGGCGAAGATGATGAAGAAAATTATGATGCTGAAGATCAGTCTAAAGATTTGCTGTAACGAATTTATCCATCAGGAGTACATTTCCTGATGGATAAAATTTTCATATTGAACTTACGAATTTTTTATTTTAGTACGAGATAACAAATTAATATCCACAATGGAAAAATCTAGGTTGGTAAAGGAGAATTTATTATGAATGAATCTGAAAAAAATCTACTATATGTAATTAAGAGAGACGGTAGAAAAGAGCAATTCGATTATAACAAAATTACAAATGCTGTTATTAAAGCAATGACTAAAATTGATAAGATTGATGAACTCGATATCGCCTATGAAATTACTAATGATGTAATGGACATCATCTACAATAACTATGAAAACGAAATTGATATTCATGATGTTGAAAGAATTGTTGAAACAGTTCTTATGCGTTATGATTCAGATGTCGCAAGAGAATATACTTCTTATAGAGGAGCAAGAGACTCTTCTAGAATGAGAAGTTCTAAACTTGTTAATAAGATATTTGGTCTTATTAATCAGTCAGATCCAGATATCATTGCAGAAAATGCTAATAAAGCTGCAGATAAGCTCTATGTACAGAGAGATCTTCTTGCAGGTACAGTTGCAAAAGAGATTACAAAAGATCTTCATATGATTCCAGATAGAGTACAGTTATATAGAGACTTAAATTATATTCATTGGCATGATGAAGATTATTCACCATTATTTGATATGTATAACTGTATGCTTATTGACTATAGAACTATGCTTAAGAAAGGTTTTATTGTTGGTAATGCATTAATTGAAACTCCAAATTCTTTTGGTGTAGCTTGTACTCTTCTTTCTCAAATCATTCAGGGTGTAGCTTGTTCTCAGTATGGAGGACAGACTATTAATAGAATTGATGAAGGTTTAATTCCATATGTTGTTAAAGATTATAAAAAGATTGTAACTGAAAAGATTAATGACATCTTTATTTTAGAATCTTTAGATTTTAAAATTGATGAATTAGAAAAGTTTAATTCTGTTGAAGAAATCAATCAGTATTTACACACTGATTTTTATACAGACTATCTTTCTGGATTCCTTGATGAAGGCGAAGCTTCTGCTATGGCTGATCTTCTTTGTAAGAAATGTGAACTTAAGCTTGAAAAGAATGTATATGACGGTATTCAGTGTCTCGAATATCAGGTAAATACATTATTTACTACAAATGGTCAGACACCTTTTGTTTCTATTTCATTCGGTCTTGGTACATCTATTGAAGCAAGAATGATCCAGACAGCTATTCTTGAAGTAAGAATGAAGGGCATTGGTAAGAATGGTGCTACACCAGTATTTCCAAAGCTTCTATTTATCTTATGTAAAGGTATTAACTATTTTAAGACTGATCCAAATCATGACATTAAAGAAATGGCAATGAGATGTGCTTCTCAGAGAATGTATCCTGATATTCTTTGCTATGATAATGTATGTAAAATTGCTAGTGGAGAAGTTGTATATAAGGATAAAGACCATAAAGTCGTTGATATCGAAAAGTCTACTGGCTTTAAAGCACCTATGGGATGCAGAAGTTTCTTACATCGTTGGACAAATCCTGAAACTGGTGAAGAAGAGTATGATGGACGTAACAATTGTGGTGTTATTTCTGTAAACCTTGTTAAGATTGCTCTTGAAGCAAGAAATGAAGCAACTACTATTAAGGGAAGAGAACAGTATTTCTTTGAAAAGCTTAATGAAGTATTAGACGTTGCTCATGAAGGACTTAAGTATAGAGCTGAAAGACTTCTTAATATTAAGGCAAAGGTTTCACCAATTCTTTATGGTGATTCAACAGTTGGTGCTTATGGTGCTACAGGTGCAAGTTTACATCCAGATGAGACAGTTGGTAAGCTATTCATTAATAAGAGAGCATCTGTTTCTCTTGGTTATGTAGGTCTTCATGAAACAGTATTAGCACTCTATGATCAGAAGATGTTTGGAAATCCTGAAATGATCGAAAAGGGTGTTAACATTATGAAAGTTCTTCAGGGTGCTACAAAGGCTTGGTCTGCAAATGAGACTTGGGCTTATAGTGTATATAGTACTCCTGCAGAAAATCTTATGAATAAGTTTATTGGTCCTGATATTGCTGCATTTGGCGAAGTTGAAGGAATTACTGATAAAGATTGGTATACTAATAGCTGTCATCTTGATGTACAGCAGACTGCTACTGCATTTGAAAAGATTGACTTTGAAGGAAACTTCTCACAGTATACTCCTGGTGGAGTTACTTGTATGATTGACTGTAATTCACTTAAGAATAATCCTTATGCTCTAGAACCTCTTTGGGATTATTGTTATGAATCAAAGATTTCTTATATGTCAATTAACGTAAAAGAAGATAGATGTTATGCATGTGGTTTTGTTGGTGAACATATTCCTACTGAGCATGGTTATAAATGCCCTTGCTGTGGTAATACTGATCCAACTAGACAGCAGGTAATTAGAAGAATTTCTGGTTATCTTACAGATGCTTCTTCAAGACCAATTAATCACTCTAAGAAGTCAGAGATTGACAATAGAGTAGTTCATTTCTAATAAAAATTATTACCCCTTAAGGAGAAATCCTTAAGGGGTTATTTTTTTTTTTATAATTTTATAAAAATATATTTCCTTCAACAAACTTTTATATTTTTGAAAGAGGTGATTTAAATGTCTGATAAAAAAATTTATGATGATTTTCCAGAAGACATTGAAGATAAGAATGTTATTTTAGGAAAAAAAGATGATGATGAACCTAATTTTGACAGAATATATAAAAATCATACTGGTAGGGTAATTCCAGATGATAATATTGGTTCAACTGATCCAGATGATTATAAAATGGCAATTCTTGATCAAAATGGTAAAAAGAAATGTAGTTGTGTAGCAGAAGGATCTATTTCTCATTTTAGAGAACCAAGAAGACCATTATCTGAACATCCATTAAATACTACATTTAATGAAGATGCTGCAGAATTAGCTTCTAAAGGTTTAATGCTTGCAGGTAGTGTTGTTGTAGCTAAAGGTGCTAAAGATGCTTTAGGTCCTAAGTTAGGTCCAATAGCTACAGGAGCTACATTAGTTGGAGCAGGAGTTCTTATTTATAAACTTACAGATCAAGATATAAAGAAATTTTATAGGAATTATGTATCTAGATTAGAAGGAAACTATGATAATCTTATTTCTTATGCAGATTATGCACAGTTTGTAAAGAAATATAGATTCAAGTATGAAGAAGATTATTATTTCTTAAACGATGTTCTTGCAGGAAAAGAAGATCCTATTGATATGAATAAATTTATGGAATTAAATAGATATAATCTTGCAAATCGAAGACAGTAAGGAGGGATATTAAATGAAAATTGATCTATTAAATATGGATGAATTTATTAAAAGAAATAAATGTCCCGAAATAAAGAATTCTGTTTTATTTAATTTTGGTAATAGACCTACAGAAGATGGATTACTATCTATTGAATTATTTGGACAGATGGGTTCAGATGATAGAAAAAAGATATTTGGTTATATTAATCTTAAAAAAAGATATCTTCATCCATTAGCATATAAAATTCTTATTTCAATGAATAGAAAGTTAGCTCAGTGTATTAATGGAACTAAATATTTTTCTATTAATGCTAAAGGAGATATAGTTGAAGATCCAGAAAATGGACAAACTGGTTTATCTTTCTTATATGATAACTGGGAGAATATTAAATGGAAAAGTTCTGATTCATTTACTAGAAATGATAAAATTACAGTTCTTACTAAAGAACCTAAAGATGAAATATTTATTGATAAATTTTTAGTAATTCCTCCATTTATAAGAGATTTTCAACCAACTGAAGGAAATGATAGAGTAGATGCAGTAGACGCAATTAATGATATGTATTCTAAAATTATTAGATATTGTCAATCTTCTGATGATTTTAGTTTTAGTTTCTTATCCTATACAAATGATGCTTTAGTACAAGATCTATTAGTACAAGTATATGATTATTGTACCTCTCAATTAGCTAAAAAGACTGGTCTTATTCATAGAAGCTTACTTGGTAAGTCTATCGATTATGCTACACGTTCTGTTATTTCTTGTCCTCAAGTTAACTCACCAACATGGAAGAAAACACAAGTTAGATTTGGTGAAACAGGTGTTCCTTTATCACAAGTTATTGTATTATTCTTCCCATTTATGGTATATGAACTTCAAGCATGGTTCGAAAAAAAGATTGATGATATTAAAGATGATGCTAAAGCACATAATGTTAGTGTAGAACACTTTATGGATAACTTTGATGAGGAACATATAAAAAAATTAATGAACACATATATTAAAAACCATGAAGCTAGATTTGATAGGGTTTCTTTTAAAGATGATAATGGTACAGTTAGATATTTATCATTATATAAAAATGATTTAAAGAGAGATTTTACTCTTACTGATTTATTATTTATAGTTGCTAGTGAAGTAGTTAAAACTAAGCATGTATATGTAACTCGTTATCCTATTGCTAACTTCCAAAATATTTATCCTAGTAGAATTAAAATTCTTTCTACTCAAAAGACTTGTATAATGACATTAGGTAATGAATATTTTGAAGACTACCCATTAATTCTTGAAGACTACCCTCAAAAAGCTAAAACTGGAGCACATGATTACTTTGTAGATACTGTTCGTATTAATTCATTCTATCTCGAAGCAATGAATGGTGACTTTGATGGTGATACTGTTTCATTAAGAGGAGTATTCTCACAAGAAGCTAATGCAGAAGCTGAAGAAATTATTAATTCAAAGAACTATCTATTGAATGTTTCAGGTGGTACTACTAGAACTGTTAAAAATGAAGCAATACAAGCAATTTATAGTATGACATACTAAAAAAAAAAATTCCCTATCATATGATAGGGAATTAGATATAAATTAAATGGGATTAAGAATGATATTGATATCACTATCAATCATTCTTAATCCCAATCAATACCAACATCCCAATCCACAACGTTTCCCTCCTTTCTATTTGGATTGGGGAAACGTTTACTCCATTTTAAATGGCGTTATGCCATTGTATGGAGTAAATGGCTTTTGGGTTATTGTTTGGTGGGCTTCCACCAAACAAATTTCTTGGTCATTGTTGCATTGTCGCCCTTTCCAAGGGCATTCACAACACCTTTTTTGATTATTTTTTTCAATTAAAAATTCATATCTTTCCATATGAATTCTCCTTTCATGGTATATTAAATTTAGCTACATATATAGTTATATAGTAACCATTATACCACAATTATAATATATATTTTGATAGTAATTTTAATACGAACAAAAAAAAGATCCCTTAAGGTATTACCTTAAGGGAAAACAAATAAAATAAAACAAACCAGTTCGCTACAGTTATTGAGATAGTGAGCATAAAAATTTACTCACATGGTAGAGAGGGTGGGACTCGAACCCACGACACAAGCCTTATAAGGACTCTGCTGCTAACCGACTGAGCTACCCCTCCATCAATTATAGTAAATTGTTAGATTCAAATTTATTTTTTAATATAAATAATAAACGTATATTTATTAAAAGAAAGGGAGTGTTAATATGGACACTGATCGAATTCCTGAATATGGTGAATTAGTCACATTGCCAAATGGAACAACTGTAGTAGGCGATGGAGTTCATCCTATTTCAGAACTACCAACACCAACTGTTTTACATGATTAAAAAATAAAGCCTTAAGGGAATTTCCCTTAAGGCTTTTTATTGTTTTATTGTTCGTCATAATAAAAATCACCTACAATAATAGATTTCTGATAATTCTTTTCTATATTGTAGGTTTCATTGATCTTTTCCTGCAAATCATCAATATCCTTTTTATATTTATGCTGTCGAAGCATTGCATAAACATATTCACGGATAATTGGTTGCTGCATTAAAGGATCTGTATCAATAGCTGCTTTTTTAGCAGCACGCTCCTCAAGTTCTTTCTTCGTACATTCATTAAGTTTATCTTCAATAGAAATTAATTCTTCAATAAGCTTTGGAACCTTTTCAGATTCCTCGTATGTCAGAGCGATCATCATAATAAATTACCCCTTCCATTAATCAATCGTGTAAATTGTAATCAGTGATAACAAATGAAGTATACATAGCTTCAGTATCATAATTTTGCTCACTGTTTCTATCGCTATACTCTCTTTCCTCTGGGTCATAAGTAAATTCTGTCAAATAATCCTTAAGAAGGTTATTTTCAATATAAGCTTTCGCTTTTTCAATGTCAGTAAACATCTCATCAAGAACAGTACAGTCGTAATAATCTGAACTTGAGAGAGGTTCATTCCAAGTAATTTTCTTAATTCCATAAATAAGAATCATATTATTTACCTCTTTCACTGATAGTCATTTGATTTTCAATATCAGAAAAACCAAGATATTTATAGTTTTTCTGATTTAAGATTCCTTCATAAACGAAGTTACCAAGTTTAATGTCTTCTTCTGAAGGTCGAAGATTATTACAAACTCTTACTTTTAATGTAAGAAGCTTTCCATCAGTTGGGAATTTAATGACGTTTACTTCTGTTCCATTATCAAATATACCAGGAGCAAGAACAATTTCGTTGTCCTCTACTACTTCATTATAATTGGCTCTTACAAAATGCATTTTAGGCATATTTTAGTCCTCCTTAATTAATTTCTCCAAATTTAGTTGGATTAGAACTGAATTGTTCTAGCATCATTTTTCTTAGCTCTTCGCATTTCTCTTGAATTCTTCTGATTTTGACAGTTACTGCCTTATCAAAAGTTTCGTCATCTATTCCCTGAACCTTAAGAATAGCAATTAGAGAAATATATACATCTGCTACTTCTTCAAGAACAGTATTTCGATTATATTCAAAATTCTTTTTTGTATCCTTTCTTAAAGTCTTTGAAAGTCTCTGAGTTAACTCTGAAAGTTCTTCCATAGTCATTATGGTAATTTCGTTTGCACCTCTGATACTATTTTGTACAGAGATTGTTTCATCAATTTCTTCTCTTGAAGCAATATCATTGGTATTCATAGCGTTAAGTGCTGTAACAAATTTTTCGTAATTCATATATTTATTCCTCCTTAAAAAATAAATCCTCTCTCACCAAAGTGAGAGAGGACGTACATTGAATGCATAACTTTTATCATTCTCATTATCAAAGTAAGAATAGAAAGAATATACATCGATACCTTTAAAGGAGCATTCTAGAAATTTCCCCTCCTTAGCTTTAAACTCCTTTGTCTGTTGAATAAATTCTCTTACTTTGTCAACAGACTCAAAGTAGTATGGATATACTACTTTAGTATCGACATACTCTTTCATTCGAGTATTGCCATAATCGTCATCATCTGGAATATACGTACTTGCAATATACTCCACTGTGTAAACGACTTTGTTCTCTGCCATTAGTCATCACTCTCCTTATTTCTTTTGACTTGGTTCGTATAAATTACAATATAGAAAATGTTATCAATAGCATTTCCTATAGTTGCAATAATTAACATGACACGAAAATCCAGCTTTAATATCATTGCAAGTAAGCTTCCAATAATAGTAGCAGCTGATCCATACATGTTATTTTTGTTATCAAAATTTACTCTTTTATTTTCTGTCTTATAACGGTTGGCTCTGAGTTTAATACCACCGCAAATAATTTGACGTGTAACTAAGGCACAAGCTATACTATCTAGAATATAGTAACCAACTATATTATCAGTTGATAAACAGTATATAGTTATAGCTGTTGTTGTTAGCATTTCAGCAACACAAAACTCTCTATAATATTTAAAGAGTTTATCAGTTTTCTTATTCCAAATATAGCTAAATACTATAATTGAAAGACAACTAATGATTTGCTGAAGTGCAACTAATGACTCTGTCATATGAGGATCTGACAGAATCCTTTTCCAGATAAATGGGTATGTGGCTGAGTAAAATAAGGTTGTTAGGAATGTTGCCACTAACATTCCATCACATTTAGTTTTATTCTTTTTTTTACTCATCATTAAAGAATTTCCTCCTTATTTAATTGAAGAAGTTAAAAATACTGTTTTCATTATTAAGTGATTCAATATATTCATCAAGTGTTATAGCTTCTCCAACAGAAGTTTTTGCATAATAGGTTAACAGAATAGAAGCATCTCTTCCATCAGTATAGCCATCGCCGTTCATATCTCCATACATTCTATTACCAACTGCATTAAGAGTATTTCTTAAACCGTCAACTAAACTTGTAAGTTCTGCATTTTTACTTCTTAGCTCTAGAATTTCCTCATATGGATCTGTAACTGGTTCTCCAAATGGAATTTCTACATTCTGCCCAAGAATAGTTAATGTTTGATTTGCATTTAAATAATCTTCTTTGACATAAAGATCAAATGTTACAAGACTACCGTTACCACCATTATAGTATTTATGTCTTATATTGTAAGTAATATTGGCATTTTTATAATTATAAGTAAGATCACTAGAATATGCATCATATCGATTATTTTTACTAATGCCAGCAAAACCGCTATCTCCTAATTCGGCAATCATATTATAATTATAAGAAATATTTAAATTATTATTTATATTTTCTGATGTAGATGTATACTGTAAATCAATTTTGATATGTCCATTATCTGAGCCTTTTATATTAGCAGTATATTTACAACCAGATATATTTGTAGTTACCGAATTACGATATATAATATTTTCAGGAGCTTCTTCTGCATAAACTGTCATATTTCCTACCATAGTAAGAACTATAAATAAGCTCATGATAATTGATATGAATATTTTATTTTTCATAAAAATCCTCCTTTAATTATTCAAAAGTTCTCTGCTTATAGTCTCTTCAATATAAACACACTTGATGTTATACATCTGGCAGATTGTGTGTTTAATTCTTGCTGTAGTAGAAGTACTCCAACTCGGAAGGAATACTACACAATCTCTTTCTTTATCAAGAGCTGCCAGCTGTGAGATTTCCATACCAAGTCCATATACTTCAGCAGATTCAATATTCATCAGACAAGGTTCTCCTTCTGGTGCCTCATCTGGATCAAGATTATTCGTGAGTTCTACAAAATCTTCTGGCAGTGAATAATTATAGTAGAACTCAATATTATTTTCATCTGGGAACTTAACTTTTTCCAGATAATTTTTATATTTAGCATATTCTTTCTCATCTGGAACAATTGTTCCCTCAACAAACATTATTTTCATAGTTATTCTCCTTTCAGACCATTGATAAAAGTATTTGCTGCTTCAGGAATCTTAAATACATCTTTAATTCCATCAAAATCGGCAAAGATGTTTACTACCCAGAGATGTTCAGCTACATATTTGTATTCGACTCTGATAAGAGGAAATTGAATATTAGCTCCATTTTGTTCTCTCATAACGATGAGATCCTGTTTAATCTCACCATCATTTGTGGTAATAATTGAATGGTCAACATCCCAACCAGGATTAAACATCCCACTCTCTTTCATGAGCTTGAACTCTTTCAAGCAGTTATACTGCTTTGTATAACGCTCAATTGTATCAGTGGTTGTCAGGAATGATTCAATCTTTCTCATTTTATGTACCTCCATAAATTATAAAAATATTTTTTTTAAGAATAAAATTTATTCTCATGGAAATAATATATATTTAAAACGATTAATTATTAATTTGATATTATATAGAATGGAGTGAAATATTGTGGTAAATGCAAAATCATTTAAATGTCCATTATGTGAGAAAAAGTATGTTTCCAAACAATCTTTATATGACCATATGGACAATGCTCATAACGATAATCTTTTAGGATTATCTCCAGCTCATTATTATTTTGATTTTAGAAATAAAAATACTACTCATAAAGGTAGATGTACTGAATGTGGTAAAGAAACTTTATTTAATGAAAAGACTGAGAAATATGACAGACTATGTAAGAATCCAAAATGTAAAGAAGCATATGTAGCTAAGTTTAGAGCAAGAATGCTTGCTAAAGGAAAAGATCCAATAACACAACTTCAAGATCCAGTTAGACAAAAACAGATGTTAGAGAATAGAAAGATCTCTGGAAAATATAAATGGTCTGATGGTAAAGAATTTACCTATACGGGAACATACGAAAAAGATCTACTGGAATATCTTGATAAAGTTATGCAATATCCAAGTTGTGAAGTATTTGCACCTGCTCCACAAGTGTATCGTTATATGTATGAAGGTAAGAGACATTTTTATATACCAGATATTTATCTTGCAGATGTAAACCTTCTTATTGAAGTAAAAGGAACTCAATCAGGTCATGGCTATAGAGATAGAGATTATAATCTAGAAGTACTTAAAGAAGATGCAGTTATGGAAGATGTTAAAGCAAAGAAAGTTCATTATATAAAAATTATGGATAAGAAATATGATAAGCTTGTTGAAGTAATTGATGATTTAAGAGAAGAAAAATAAAAAAAAAGAGAAGAGAATATAATTCTCTTCTCTTTTAAAAATTAACTTAACCTTCAGAATCAGTCTTTTCTTCCTTCTCTGATTCTGGAGAAAGCTCTAAAGCAAGCTGTGTCATTTCATTGTTTTTGATAATGGCAGTTACAGCTGCTCCAACGATAATACCGCCAATTGCTCCTGCTGCAAGATAAATATACTTCTCATCCATGATGTAATCCTCCTAAAATATTATATTTTGATAAAAGAATATTTTTATCACTTAAATAATATATATTTAAAAAATAAAAAAAAAAGAATCCTGCTACTGGATTCTTTTTTTTTATTTATATTGAAGAAGAATCGGAAGTAGTTTCCTCATCCTTCTTCTTAACTGCGATCTTTTCTGCAGCCTTTTCTGCTGCTGTTACTGCTACGTTAGCTGCAACAGTAGTTGCTGCCTTGATTGCCACAGCAGCAATGATAGATCCAAGTGTGGCAGTTCCCACTGCCACAAGACCATTTTCAAACTTGCCGCCAACCAGACTAGCTGCGGCATTATTCCGTGAATTGGATGTTTTAATAAGAGTTGACATATTCATATGAACTCCTCCAATAAATACCATTAAGTTTATAATGTATGGTAGCATATCCTACTCTTTCCTTATTCGGGATATATCGTTTCACCCAGGTTTTCGGATCATACAAAATAACCTTAACAGTTAAGTAGAACAAGATATATTTATCTCATTCACAATTATAATATGTATTTAAGTAGTATATTTAATACGGTTTAAAATATTCCTATAGGCTATATAACCTATAGGAATATAATTACTTTATAGTAATTCTAAAAGGGCATCAGTATAACCCTCTTCAAAAGCCATATAATGGTTGTCAATTGGCTCATCATAATCATAAGCATCAACAGCTAATCCATTTGCATCAGGCTGAGAGATTTTATTAGCTTCTCCATCTACACTATCAATAACTTTCTTCTTTAATGTAGTCTCTTCGCCATCACAGCATTCTTCGCCACAGCAGTCTCCACACTCTTCAATGGCATCATAATATCCCTGAAGGAAGATTTCATCTTCTTCATTACAAGAAATTCCACAATCATTCATAACTTTCTTTTTCTTAGAACAAATTGGACATTTCTTACTTCCACAATTACAAGCTTCATCTAAAGCTGCTAAATAACCTTCTATAAATAAAGATTCAGCTAAATTTTTTTCATTATTTCTAAGAGCGCTATTTGCAATAGCATGTGTTACAACTCCACCTAATGGTGTAGTAGCCAGAGTACCAGCAGTAGTTATACCATTCTTTAGTTTCCATGCTTCAAACTTTAAAGGTCTTATACCTTTCCTTTCACATTTTGCGACATACTTTTTATAACCCTTTTCATTAAAAGGTGATTCATTTAAAATATAATTATCCATATCAAACAACTCCTCTTCTTTTAAATAATTTTTATGACTAAATACTTTACTTTCTACACCAATATTCTTATCTCTTTCATGGATAGCTTTAAATAAATTAGCTCTATCTTTACCATGAGGAGGAAAGGCATCTTTTTGTTTCATATCTTTAAAATCAGTTAATTCAGTAGTATCATCTTTACCATATTTATTTTCAAAATTTTGGAAAACATCAGTTATTTCCATATCATTAATTGCATCATAATAACCTTCTCTAAATTTTATATAGTGATTAGTTATTTTTTTATCTTTTTTATTTTTAAGATTATTTGCATTTGGTCTATTAATTCTACTAATTCTTTGGCCATAGCTATCTATTTCATAATCTCCTTTAAATTCAGTATTACTTCTTCTTAAATAAAACTCACTATAAGTTTCTTTTCCACCATTCTTTTTATAAATATCATATTCTCTTTTTCTTTGTTTTCTTCCACCAATTACTGCACCTAGATCAGTCATATTATAAGCACCATTTTCATTATATAATTTCATAAAATCACTTCCTTTATTATAGTATTAATAATAATTAGTTTTGAACTATCAATTATAAATATTTTTAAAGGAGTTGATATTATGTTAGTACCTAAATTAGAAGAAACTTTAGTAAAAAAAGATATTAAAGAGGAAGATGGTCATATAGTACTTCCTGTAGATGCTCATAACTATACTGATTATAGAGAATTATATTTAGATATCTATGAAGATGAAAAATCACTTGCGGATTATACAAAGCAAATTGTAAAAATGATTCGTTCAAGTTATGAATATAGAAAATATATTAAGCTTCTAAAAACCGAATTCGATTTAACTAAATGTGCATTCTTTAAAAATATAGATATTTCTGATGGAACTAAAGTTTCTTTTGAAATGCATCATTATCCATTTACTATTTTTGACATTGTATCAATTGTTATTCAAGATAGAATGAAAGATCAAATGGAAGATCCAACTAACTCTGAAAAGTTTAATAGAGTTTTAAATCCATTTTCTATTTCTAAAGAAGTACTGAGATTACATTATGAAGGAAAAGTTGGTCTAGTTCCTCTTACATTAACTCCTCATGAGCTATATCATGCTGGAGAATTATTTATACCTCTTACAAAAGATTTCGTATTTGGTAATTATCATGATTTTATTGATGAGTATAATGCTAAAGATTATGGTAACTATAAAGAAGTATTAAATCTAATTCAAAATAAAACTAATGAAATTATTGATGGAGACTCTAAATTAGACTTAGAAAAACTTAAAATTAAAAAGGTTTATCTTGAAATGGGAGACGTAGATTTCTTAGAAAAAGTTAAACTTGATAAAGTAGAATTTGAAAAAAGTGATAATGTAACAGAAGAAGTTGCATAAAGAAAAAAAAATAAAGCCTTAACCATTTTTGGTTAAGGCTTTTTCATTTCATAGAACTCACTACAATTATCTAGTGAATCCCTCCTTCATTTTTATTGTAGGAGTTATTTATATAAAGGTTTTTTAAGGTGTGTCCTTTCACCCTTATTATATGTAAAGGTTTTTTAAGGAGTTTCCTTTCTCCCTTTATATAAAGGTTTTTTAAGGTGTGTCCTTTCACCTTTCTATGAAATGGTTTTAAGAGTTTATCCTTTCTCTTATGGTAGCTGGAATAGGATTCACACCTATAACCTACTCAATATATGATGGCGAGCATATTTTGTAATTTAAACTATCCAGCTATAATTTACCTGTATAAGAACGTGTAACTTATACAGGATTTTTGTTCTCGTTGCTGGTTTCCGCAGGTCATGACAACTGCAGGTTTGCCCATAATAGAGAACGATTTGACAGCTTTACGATTTCTCTAATTATACCATCACCAATTAGGATCTGGCTGCTGCACCGTTTTTTATGAATTGGTGGGCTAGAAAGGATTCGAACCTTCGACCGTCCGCTTAGAAGGCGGATGCTCTATCCAACTGAGCTACTAACCCATTTTAAAGCAAGCATATCTCACGACATTCTTGCTTTAAGGTCGTCAATAAAATGTTACAAACAAGTGGTGCTGGAGAAGGGACTTGAACCCTCACGTCTTTCGACAACGGATTTTGAGTCCGTCACGTCTGCCTATTCCATCACTCCAGCCTAAGTCTATGTATTTAGAATTTCTTCAAGGAACATAGAGAAAACCTTGCAACTTGAAAATCGAATATAGTATAAGGAGAAACTGGTGTGCCATGAGGGTCTCGAACCCTCGACACCCACCTTAAAAGGGTGGTGCTCTACCAACTGAGCTAATGGCACATAAAAGCATGACAATATAAATATCATCATGCTTTTACTTACTGGAGGTACGTACAATAACAGTCAAGATTTACTCTTGACACAAAAATAATATATATTTATTTTTTTGAACGAAATTTTTTAATTATCAAAATCACGCTTATTTATACTTCCAATATTATTTATAAAATTCATTTTATCAATAGAATCTTTATTTATTTTCATAGCCATCTCAGTTACGGTATTATATACCAATTCTAGAATAATATCTTCTATTAATTCAGCCTTATAAATTATTTCAAGCTTTGATCTATAAGCATCTGACATTTCAGTTAGTATTTCTTTAGTTAATTGAATGGTTATTTCATTAACCACTTTATCGTTGATTAATGGTCTGTTCTTTAAAGCTTTACTTACATAAGGTTGTAGTACTCTTCTATATGCAGTAAAACATTTTCGTTGTACAAGTTTATCTAAATCTTCCATTATCTTTTGGAAATTTATTTCTGAAGTCGAACTATTTTCATTAGCATTCTTTTTCATAAAATTAATGCCATAAAATGAAAAAAATAATTGCACTAAATTAACTAGTGCAATTATTGTAATAGCGACTGCAGAATATCTCATAAATAATAATTCTGTAGTCATTTAAATCACCTAAATTCTGAATTCCTTATAGCTTCTTCTAATCTTTCGTCTTCTTCTTTTTCATATTTTGTTTTATCATTATAAAACATATTTCCTTTAAAAAGTTCCATAGCAAAAGGATGATCCATTGTTAATTTAATTGGTGTACATTCGTAACCAAAATCAGTTCTAAACTGTAAAAATGTTTCTCCTTTATTATTGTCGCTAATCCATACTTTTCCTGATTTTAGCATAGCCTTAACATCTGGGGTTAAACCTTCACTCATATAATTTTCCTCCTTATAAAAAAAGAAAGGTGCTAAATATAGCACCTTTCTTTTAATAGTTATTATTCGTTATTTCCAAAAAGCTTATTAAGAATATCGTCAATAGAAGTGTCATCATCAACTCCAAAGACAATAGTTGATGTTGGATCATTTGATGCAATACATCTTGCTAGCTCTCTTGCAAAATCATCAAGTGTAGTGACTTTCTTAGGCTTAGGAGAAATATTCTTCTCCTTCATGTATTCATCAAAAGTCTTTGTCTGCTTTGGAGAATAGTCCTTAAAGATAGTATACTTACCTCTTGCAATATCATCAAGAGAGATAAAGATCTTTTCGTCTGTTACAGCCTTAGTAAAGCGGAGATACTTTCCCTTTGCGTCATAACCAGTAAAATAAGCTTTAACCTTTAATGCTGTATCGCTATCGATATAATAAGTATTAGCATCAATTTCTCCAAACTTATTACCAAAACAGCAAACTTTATTTGCATTAGTGATATAGTTCTTAATAGTAACTGGAATATTTAGCTTACTAACTGCATTCTTGAAAGAATCAAGATAAAACTTATTTGCAGCTTCCTCAAAATTTTTCTTTTCTCTTGTCTTAATATTAACCTTTGTCTTAGGCTTCTCAATATTGCTTACATTGTTTAGATTTGACTTAGTTTCATTGTGATTGTTATACTTAAATTTATTGGAATCAACGTTAATCTTAGTAGTATTAACTGACTTGATTCCTACACACATAAACTCTTCAAGTGGCATCCAGAAGTTATAATAATTCTCTACAGTAACTTTACTTCCAGGAAAATTACCATATTCTTCTACAGGAAGATTGAAAGTCTTTGTTGATGCTGTGATGATTGTCTTATCAAGCCAATCATCATCAAGATCATTTACAATGACTGTAATAATATCTTTAGTAACCTTAAGCACGGTGCAGTCTGAATAGATTCTTCCATAAATTACCATTGGCTTATGAGAGAATCCTCTGAAAATATTTGCATTGAAAGCAATATTGACCTTTTCAGGCTTTTTATTCTTTGACTCTTCACAAGTGCAATCTTTGCAAGTATGGTTACAGTCCTTTTCAGCATTACTAAAGACATTTTCAAGCTCATTTACAAAATCCTGAAGTTCCTTCTCGCTCATGTTATCCATATTAATCATCATAATATATTACTCCTTTATTCTAAATTAAAAGTTTCCATTAAAGTTTTAATGGTATTATCAAATGCATCTGGAGGAAAGAATCTTTCTCCATTGTTGATCGCATATTGAATTTGTTCTGTTGCAAGAGAATCACAGTATTCATTGAAATAAATATTAGGATTCTCTTCTTGTGTTACCTTTTTACCCTTATGACCTTTCTGCCAAACAAATTCTAATGTGATGTTGGGTTCAGAATTTATTAGAAAATCTATAATCTTCCATAACTCTACATTCTTCACATCATCACCACTGGCAGTATGCCAATTCTTCTTTTTCCAATTCTCTAAATAGAGATTTACTCCATTTATTAAATACTGAGAATCAGAAACTACTGTAATATGATATGGTTCTTTAGACTTATAAGCTTTTAAGAACTGTAGAAAAGCTCTTATAAAGCCATATAATTCTCCCTGATTATTGGTAATATTTTCATACCAATCTTTGTATTCATGGAGAATTTTTCCATCCTTGACTATAATAGATCCATAAGACCCATACATTGGCTTGTTTGGGTCTTTGAATCCATTATTGAAAGAACCACCATCTGAATAAATGGTTAATTCTTTCATATTACTTCTCCTCCCACAGACCTTTCTTTACATCATATCCAAGACGTTTAAGAACATCTCCAAGAGTTGCTCTTGAGTCCATATAATTTGGGATATAATAATCATATGGACTTTGTAAGAGATCAAATAGTTCATTCTTAAAGAACTGAATATCTCTACAATGCTCGTTAATCATTCCATCATCGCCTTCAGCGAGAATAATGGCTGTTTTAATATTACATTCAGAATCATTTCTGAACGTATTAATTACATCTGCTGCACCTTCCGTTGATGCAACTATTACATTCCAAGCATTTTTGCCGTGGATCATGTTGCTCATAAGAGTTCCATAATAATTATCATTAAAATAAGTCTTTGCAGTGAGTTTACTATCCATATTTAATGATTTATAATCATCTGTACTCTTTAAGAATAAGTAACTATCACAGTCTTCAATATCTCTCTGCTTTCTTGTAGTTACTTGCATGGGCTTGTGAAACACAGGTGGATTTGATGAGACAATATAGTCACCCATGTCATTTGCTGAAAGCATTTCAGCAATAAATGTTTTACCTGAACCAGTAGGTCCGCATAAGACTAAAATATTTGTTATCATAAATTTCTCTCCTTATTTTGAAAAGATATCGTTATCTAATGGTAGCCATTCAAGATGTTTACATGGTTTATGATTTCTATGTTGTAAACACTTTTTATACTTAACATCAGCAAACGATAAGTATACATTATGATTTAAACACTTAGCAACTGGATCTTTACAAATTGTATTATAAAGTCCAATTGGTCTATCTGAATCTTCAATTGTTAAATAATCTGGTACTTCAACTGACATTGTTTGATTTTCATCAGACAATTTTAACTTCTTATACTCTAAGTCTTTTTTACGATTATTTTGAGATCGATTCTTCTCATCTAATTCCTTACTAGTAACACAATACTGGTTAATAAGATTTTTCAAGTCATTACTTTTTAGAATCTCATCAACTAAGCATTCTGTTAGCTTTACCTTTCGTTTTTCGAGTTCATATATAATACGTTCTTCTTCTTGAATTCTCGTTGTAATATTCGATACTTCTTCCGCAAGCGGAGTTTGTACTTCAATTACTTTTCTTTTAATCTTTTTTAAAGAATTAGATGAACGCCCCCTTTTTCTTTTTTTAGACATAATAATTCACCGCCTTTATAAAAATTAGTATCATTTAGATACCATTGATATAATATAAATTTAAAAGGTAGAGCTAAATATAGCTCTACCTTTATATATTTTAAATCTTTGTCAGAATCTCAAGACCATATCTAGAGTCTTTACTTAAACTAAAACCTCTATCAAAGTTACCATTATTTTTATCGATAATAAGCTTAGAAGGTTTAAGAGTTCTAAAGTAATGCTTCTGATCATCTGTAAGTAATGCAAAGATGTTAAGAACATCACCATCATAGTCTGCATTAAGATTTGTTAAAATATTATTGCTGACTGAAATAGTTAAATCATTAAAATCATCTTTAACAGCTGCTACATTAAGCATCAGAATAGATCCAATAGCAATAGACGGATTTCTGTTAAGCAGAATAGCGCATCCACCATCATCTTCTCCATCTTCATTAATATAATGACTCTTCTTGATAAGTTCCTTCATATAACCATAAAGTTTCTTATCAAAATGTCTCTTACAATTCTGGATATATTCATCAGCCTGATTATAAGTGATACCTTCAGATTTTACAACCATATTAGTAAGTGGAAATCTGAAAAGCTCAAGAAATGTTAAATAAGGTAATTCTACATCATTAATCTTACCTTTAAGTCTAGGTGTCAGAACGTTTCTTGCAGAATAATTAACTCTTGTTGATGCAATAAGTTTTCTAAGAACACCTTTCTTCTCTTTCAGGAAGTTGTTAATAAGATAAAGAACTACCTGATTACAAGTATCCTGAAGAGAATAGATAATCTTATAGATACCATAAGCAGTATCATCAGCAGATAGATCATCCTCTTCAAACTTATCATTCAGTTCTTCCATACTTGAAAATGAATGATTCTTTAAAAGCTCTTTAATATTATTTGAATACTGAATGACAAAGTTATACAGACCATTAATATCATCATATTTCAAGGTAGTCTTAGTCTGTCTTTGATTAGTTTTATTTTTATTTTTACTACCTTTAATAATCATTCCTGGTCTAAGCTTTGCTGAAATTACTGGAAATTTATCAATGAATAAAAGTCCTTTTTCATATGCATTCATTACAACTGCATATTCTGGAACTTCTTTATTTCCATATAAATCAATAATTTCCTTAAAGTGTTTAATAAATCCAGGAATACCAATATTTTGTGGATCAAAAACATCTGGATAAGTTCCATCTTTATTTGGTTTAACGAAATATGAAGTATTCTCTGAACTTGTTAAATTACCAGTTTGATCGGTTTTTGCTTCAAAAGAAAGCATCTTGTTTAATGCTTTATTCTTGAAGATCTTTTTTAGTCTTTCAAAAAATAGTGGAGAAATAATTTTAAAATTATCAAATGTAATCCAACCAATTCTATCGATTGGAGTATCATCAGAATTTTCTCCAAAGATCTTTTCAGAAAATAGTCCATCATCATTAAATTTTTCTTTAGACTTACCAGATGTTATATAATCCGTAGATGTAATAACATAATTTGGGTCAAAGATGTCATCAAAATTTAAAATATTTAAATGCATAAAGTTATCCTCCTTTTACTTTTATACATTGTTATAATATATATTTTATTTGTTAACTTGGAATTTTCCAAAAAATTCAATCTTGCTGGACTAAATCTAATTCAATCTTTTCATTTAATAAATAGTGTTTTATTAACCATATATATTCTGCTGGATAGCAAGTTTTAAGATTATAATCACTTTCCCAAAAACCAAGAAGTTTAGTTTCTGGATATCTATCTATACCAATTATCTCTCTATTACGAGGATTTTCGTTTATAAGTTTTATATATCTCTGTGTATCTTCATCATATCCACCAGTTATATCAATTTTAGTTTTATAATCTTCTAGCATTTTATTAATAGCTTTTTGTAAGTAAATTATATTTGAACGGCTAACTCTACAATGTGTAGGAGTAATAGAACCAGGAACTGGATCGTTATCTTCAGAGTTTGTTTCGACAAATACAGTATCTGTACATTCTAAAATACTTTTCCAAGTTTCTGGACCAACTTTTCCATCAACCATATTTTTATCAACATAAGAAGCATATTTAGCTTGGAACATAGAAACTGCATCTTTAGTATACTCATCAAATATTCCATTAACTTCTAATATAGGATAAATACATCTTTTTAGTCTACTTTGAAGGATCATTACATCGTAACCAGTCATCATATTATCTGGAATATATTCTAGAACTCTAAATGGATTATAATTATCATCAATAATAGTACTATTAGATATTTTTTCTTTATAAATTTTATCTCTTAAAGTTTCTAATGTATTTTTATCAGCAACACCATAGTCATATTCTGGTGTAATATAATATTTCTTCTGAAAAGCGGCAACAGCTAATTCAGTTGTTTTATCATAAATTCCAGTTATATTAGAATATCTTTTTAAAATATTTAATTTATAAAGCATCTTTTGAAGCATTAAAATATCATTTCCCTTAATAGGATTTGATTTATTATATTTTATACCATAATCTCTTTCACCATAAGTAACTATTTCAATAATACCATCTTTACTAATTCTACTTGATTCTAATTTAGAATGTTCAACAGCAGAATGTAATTCATTAACTCTAAAGAACATACCTGGATTATTATAAGTAAAAATATCTTCTTTAGGATCATCTACTATAAAATGTGGAATCATCTTAAGTTCACTATAAGTATAGAATTTATTATAATCATAATACTGAATCAAATAAGTCAATAAAGATTTTAATGCTGTATAGGTTTCATTCGTAGTATCCATTGAGTCTGTTTGTTCTTCAGTTAAGATTACAAGACAATCATTAAATAAGAAATCACCTTGATCCAGTAAAGGAAGAATTCTCATTCCAGTATTTTGATCATATTGTTTATTTTCAGGTTTATTAAATTCTTCTTCATCATATTTAAAGATATCTAAATTATATGCACGAATATTATGAGGTCTTCCTTCATAAATATTTCCTTTTTTATCTATAAAATAATGATAAGCAAAGTTATAGTTATTTGTATAATAACCATTTTTGTATGGAGACTTTCTTTCTCCAAAGCTATTTACCTTTTCAGAATCTACTTCAGCATTTACCATCATATCATTAAAAGTAATTAAATCAGTATGTACTGCATTAAAATAATTAAAAATATTATTTGGTAGTCTAGGATCAGTTTGTTCATAATCTATATTAAAGTGTACACCATCATTTTTAGTTGAAAGAGAATTAAGTAAGTCATTTTTTATTAGTTTATTTTCAATAACTAATATCATTTTTGGTGTATTAACATAACTATCATAAACATAATCAAATGCTCTTGGAATAATTTTGGGAACATCAATTATATTTCTTTTAGATTTACTTAAATTTTGTTTATAACCTGCTGCCATAATTAAGTTCCCTCCTTCTTTTTAACTTTAATTGTTAAAATATCATTATTATTCGTAATTTTAGTTTCAAATTTAGCATTATCACCTAAATCATCAGATATTTTTCTAATATCATCAAGCTTACTTTGAACTACATTAGTCTCTGTAGTCTTAGGAGCATTAAATGATAAAGAAAATTCATAATTTGGAGTTTTAATTTTATTATTATCATATAGCATACTTTTATCTAATTTATCATCTATTGCAATTTGATTATTTACTAACTCATGGAAGATTTCTTTTAATTCGTCATTATATTTACTTGTATCTATTGGTGTTTCATCTATAATATTAATAAAATTAATAATATTTCTTAATCTTTTATATAAATCAATATATTTAGCCATAACCCAATATGTTGATTTACAAATTTCTGCACCACTTGCATTAGACGAAAATACACTCTTTCTAGTATATCTACTTAAACTTTCATACCAGTTATCTATTTCTCTTTCAGTTCTAAGTAATGTATTTTCATCTTCATCTATTTTTTCTTTACATGCTTTATTGTATTTTTCAACTTCAATAAGCATTGACTTAATTTTTTCTTTCTTTCTAGCAATATTAGCTTCTGAAGCATCATCGCTTTTAGTATTTAATAAATCATTTTTACTAAAAGAAGCTAAAGGTCCTTCATCACTTTCAATCCATTTTATAATTTCACTTCTTAGTTCAGGAGTTGAAGGAACTGGATATTCGAGACCATTATTTGCGACATATATTTCATAATTATATAAATCTACAAGTAATTCTCCAGAAGTCAAAGAATCTTTATAAGCTTGAATAAAATCCCACTTATTAGCTTCAGTTTCTTCTGGAGTTTTACCTGGAAAATATGTCACTAATGGTTTAAAAATATATCTTGACATATTTTAGTTACTCCTTTCTATTAAGATAAAGATGGTAAAGTTTTACTAATAGTTATATTAGGTGTTACTGACAGTATATCATTATAATTTTTTATTATATCAGTTAATGCTTTAGTTAAAGTAAAATCACTATCTAGATTATATGTGTTTACTGTATATACAATACCACTTTGAGGTGTATCAACTGAATCAATCACCATATCTAGATCAATATCTTCAGTGCCTAATGGTAAATTGAATACATGATTATTATGACTAGCAGGATCAGGATCATCTGGATTATTTGATACATATTCTTTACCATCATTATATTCATATACAACTATATTACTAGTAGTTCCTATTCTAGCAACTACTGAAATAAAAGCTCCTCCAACAACATCAACAGTATCTAATAAAATATCAGTATAATCTATTTTTGGATATTTTATTGATGATGTTATGCCATTTAAAGCAGTATCTAAACGAGTAATATAATTATTTAATTTAGTTATAAAATTATTATAAGTTCTTCCTTGTAAAGAACCATTATTTACAACTAAACCAGAATAATAATTATGTGCCATCATATTATGATTATTAGATTCAAAACGATTATTTACTTTATTTGTTATATATTCATTATCAAGAGAATAATCGTCAACATCAAGTGGATCTGGATTGAAAATATAATAAGAATTTCTAAACAACCAAAATGGTTTATAACTAAATGTAGGTGTTGGCTCTGGATCATCTCCACCTTCACCTTCTCCTTCATTTGTTTCTGAAGATGTTGTTGTTGAATTTGTGACAGATTGCTCTATACCAGTATCTATAATAATAACACCAGTAAAATAATCATAATTAAGAGAATTTTCATCATTAATATCAAAATAATAGTTTATTTTTGTTACTATCATATCTCCTGAATTATATAATGATGGAAAATAATAAAAATTATAGGAATATTGATCGCTTAAAATACTACTTATACTATCTGACTTTCTAAATAAATTATTAATAGCATTATCTTTTAAAACCATTATATTTTTAGTATTAAAATATCTTTCAGTAGAAGATGGACAATTTACATTTTGTAAAATATAGTTATTATCATTTAAATAGTATTCCAATAATGGAGATATAGTTCCAAAATAATCATTACTAGGATACATATTTATAGTATTATAACGATAAATTGGACGTTTTAAGATAGGATCAAATACTAATTGATATTCAATATTTTCATCTGGTAAATCAAAATAATTCTGCTTATCAATTATATAATTTCCAGTCATTCGTGTGTTATTTGAATGGCTTGGCATATTATAAAAGCTATCAGTTCTATGAAGATTTATATCTCCATCATAGTTATCATCTAGTACTGAAGTTATAAAATTTTCTTCAAATATATTAGACGTTTTCTCAAAAGTTAATCCAGTTTCAAGAGGCATTCTATAGCCACTTGGATTATTTTCAGTTTGATAAAACTGAATATCATCTGAAGCAAAATTAAATTTTTCAAACTTTCTACATTTAGTATTATATTTCAGATTATCTAATTCTGTTTTAATATTTTCCATATCTTTATCGATATTTCCATATAAATCATTATTTATACTTTCAATAATTCTTTCCATTTTAACTATTTTACATTCTAACTCATATAAATAAGGTATATAATCTAAAACAATTTTTTGTAATTTTAAGAAACTAAAAGTATCATCATCGTCTTCTGTTTCTTTTTCATCACTGTTTAACTTATCAACATATAATTCTTCTAATATTTTCTTAAATTTATATTGATAGCTGTAAGTTCCATCCATGTTATATAACTGGTTAACAATTTTTTTAAGTTCTTCACTATAAGAGAAAGCTGTTTCGTCTAAAACTACATTTCCATCTTCGTCTATCTCTTTTATAAAATTATTATATTGATTTATAATATATTGTAAACTTCCTAAGATATCTTTGTCTTCTAATGCATTTGTTATATCAAAATCCTTATTTTCTACATTATTTTCAGAACCATAAGCTATCTTAATTAAGTTTTCATTCATTAGTTCATTTCTTATTTTTAATGACTCTAAATCAGATTTTAATCTTTCTGTACCAGAGTTATATTTTTTCTTTAAGTTATCTCCATCATCTACAGAAATACCTATATTACCATGAACTGTATCTACTCTAAGTTCATTATTTCTAGGTTCTTGTTCAGTTCTTTTATTTAATGGAACAGAAATCAATCTAAAAGACATATAATCATCTCCTTTTATAAAATATCAATGCATGAATCTCTATATCAGAGATTCATGCATTTTTTTTTTAGTTAAAATAGTGAATTGCTTTTAATTCATTTGATAGATTAGACATATCAGCACTAGCTGCATAATTATAATAAAGTTTAGAAACTTCTATAAAATTCTTTTTATACCATACTGAAGAAATATCAGATGCGTTTGGTTGAATCCAATATTTTCTTAAATAGAAGTAGTTTATATTGTTTTTAATTCCAGTTTGAATGTTATAATCAACAGCACTTATAAGCTTATTTACTGGAGAGCCAAGTCTAGAGTAACCTCCAATATTTTCTCCAATAAAGTAATGAATATTACCATAATTTCTATAAATATTAGTGAGAGGATAAGACTCTCTTAAAGAAACTACTTTTTCTTCATCATTTATATTATAAGAAAATTCTAATCCTTTATTAGATAAATAGTAAATATCTGCAAATATTTCATTTATATTATATTCAAATTCAGATAATGCAAATATATTCTCATTAATAAACGTTTTAAATTCTTTTACAGTAGCTTTATTTTCTAATTGAGTGTTTTGATTTAAAATATTTTGCTGAACTGTACCAATATTTGATTTAACTTCATAAATATCATTAATAATATCACTAAATTTATCTATAAATTCATCAAATATTGAAGTGTCTAATGTAGAATTAACTTTATTAATTACATATCCAAATGGATTAGTATCTATATTTGAATTATGTTCTGGGTCTTTAAATGCTCTAAATAATTTATCTCTTAGGTTAGCATAAGTAAATAAATTATCTTCTGTAATATAGTTATTGATATCTTCATAACTAATACCTTCATAAATTATACGTTTATCTGCAGCACCATTTATCTCAGATTCAGTTAAAGGACAAATATAACTATCTCTTCCATAAGGATAAATATATACTACTTCGTTAGATGGTATTCTTAAAGTAGTTAAATTAGAATAGAGATACTCTATTAAATTATTCAATCTCTTATTATATTTATATTCACTACCAGCTGGAATATTACTAGGAAGCATAGCACCTTCATAAATGAAATTAGTTGTAGATAGTTCATCTTTATACATATTAATAATACGTTTATAATTAATTCGTGTATCATTAAATAAACTGCTAAAAGCTTTTAAGTTATTAATACTATTAAAATTATAATAATTCGGATTACCACCAATTCTAGTTATATTAAGTGAATAAGAAGGATTAACTACAGAATTAGAAATTTTAGATACAATAATTGGGAATACATGGTATTTATCTAATTTGTCATTTTCATTAAAATACGTCAATCTTTCGCCAACACCAGATATCTTATACGAATCGTTATAAGTATTTGCTTTATTGCATGATGTTGTAGCTGATGTTGCAACAACTGGATTAATTCTATATGGTAAATAACTCTTAAAAGTATTATTTTCATATACAATATTTTTAAGATTACCATTTACAGAAATATTGCCAATAAAGCTTTCATTATTGATAGGTTGTACATCTGCAATATATAACATAACAGAATTGTCATTTAGAATATTAAACTTTTGGAATCTATTAATGATTTTATCATTGTTATAAAGTCTACTAAGATATATCGTAGGATAAGGAATATATACAAAGTCTTTAGTATAACTGAATCCATCTTCAGCAATATCATTTGTATATGTATAAAATTTGTCAGTAGTATCTATATTTATATTAGTTATCTTAAACTCAAATTCTCCATATATAAATTGCTGATTTTTTATTAAGTTTAATAAATTATAATTATCACTTTCTTCACCAGATGATGGATTATTAATAGGATTTGTAAGTTCTCTTGGATTAGCTGTTAAATTACTATTTGTATAACAAGTAATATAAATTTTACAATAAGAATAAGGAGGAAGAGTCATTTTAACTATCTCTTTTGTCTCCGTAGTTCCACCTGGTTTTGTTATTTCTACAGTTTCTTCAGATGTATAACCTAAATCAGTTTTATAGAAAAATTTTAATTTACAATCATTTTTAGCATTGTCTGTAACAGCCATTAATTCTTTACCACTATATTCTACATCAGGATTTATTATATAAGATATATCTGATGTTCTCTTAAAGTTTGTCTGGAATGTAATATAACTATTAGTAGTATTGGTAAGAGTTCTTACTATATATTCATCAGCAGAAAATTTCATATCACTTGGATCATCTAATTTTAAGCTATTAACTATATTACAAAGATTAAAAGTTAAAATATAGTTAGATAAATGATCATCACTTTCTAATACTAAATACATTTTATAATTTTTATCTAATAAATGATTATCTTGTCTTAATTTATTTAAAATTTTTGAATAATGGATAAATATTTTATCTTGTCCAAGAATTTCACAATAATCTGAGATGTCTATAGTAAATGTATCAGAAGCAGTTCCTCCATCATTACTACAAATAGGATCAAATGATGTAAAATAAAGATCACGATAGTAACTAGATATATTTAATGAAGCTCCTCCATCTATATAAACATAACCACTATTTTTAGTTTCACTTTTTTCATATTCTTCATAGTTAAAGCCTTTTTCTTTTTTAATAATATCAATAATTATTTTCTTATCGACATTATCTCCAACATCACTTTCATCATAAAGAATATTATAATTTCTATATTTAAACATCATTTCATCATTAGCAAATAATCTACTAATAAAATTATCTTCTTCTAAATATTGATATTCTTCTTTTATTTCTTTATTATTCTCTTTAGCTTCTTCTCTTTCAGTTAATTCGTTAGAAATACTATTAAGAATACTATCAAAATTAGGGAAACTTATCTCTTGAATCTTATCAATGATTCTATAAATTTCTCCAGTAGTTCTATCTAATTTAGCATAAATGTCTTTAGAATAAGAATCATATTGATCTTTACAAAGATTATAGTAATATAATACTTCTTGATAGTTCTTTTCAAATAAATACTGATCGCTATCTACAATGAAACTAGATAGGTTCATATACTGTTGAATAATTTCTGTAAATTTATAAAGATAATATTTATCAACATTTTTATCTGAATAATCTTTAGTAACCATTGAAACATCACCATTACTATCTAAGAACAGTTCATTCAAAAATTCTGAACTCTCATAGTTATCATTATCTGGATGTCTAGGTATAATAGATTTTCTATCAGTTGTATTTCTAAGAAGCTTATTGTAATATTCTTCTCTATTCTTAAAGTAGTTAATAGATTCAGAATCAGTATATACATTATGGTCAATCAGAGTAATGTAATAATTATTATAATTTAGTAATCCATTAAATTTATTAGTTATAATAGTTAATGTATGATCACCAATATACATTTTTCTATCTAAAATCTTCTTTGGAATTAATAACTTATAATCCTCATCAGAAATATCTGCAGTTGAATCATAAATCATTGTATTATCAAAGAAAATATAAGTAGAATATAATGCATTTCTATTAAATTGGTTTACGTCTAACACATTAAATAACTCTTCCTGATTGATGTCATAATTATCATAATAATCAGCAAAAATATAACCATTGTCGTATAAAGTATAAAATTTATATGGTAATAACTGTTTAATGATATCAAAGTTTATTTCATAATTTTGTAAATTAGAAATTAATACTTCATAGTGATCCCATTTCATATTATCATCTTTATACTTTTTACGATAATTATTTTCTACACGAATATCTAATAGTGTTTTATAATTAGGATTAACTTCTTCAGTAAATTGAATGAAAATATTCAATGTAGTATTTGGTTCAATAGTAAATATAGGCTGATAATCGTTTACATAAGTTATATTTTTCAATACAGCATCTGTTGTAATTGTAAATGGATAAGAAAGCTCAGAGCTAGAACCTTGAATCAGCTTACGCTGATTTATTTCAACGTTAATTTTTTCTTCAGTTTTATTAACAATTTGCATTTTTCCAGGAATTAGCTCAGATACTAAAACTTCAAAGTAATCTGTATCATTATATTTATTTTTACTAGGAGTTCTTAATGCAGAAATACCAGATTCACCATGAATTTCATATTTCATAACATCTGAAACATTCTTTACAATACTATTATCTCCATAATAAGTATTTTCATTCAAGATGTTTTCTGGATGAGATATAATATCTTTTAATTCGTCTCTAGTTATTGTCATATATTTATGAAGAACTTTATCAGATGTTATATTATCACCATCATAGCTTTCAGCATTAGTAGTTAGTAAGTTAGGAACTACTGGTTTAGTTCCATCAATACAACCTTCAAAACTGTCAGCTAATCTCCAATCAACGTATAATTCTTCATTTGTTTTTGGTTTGTAATATAGTCTAAACTTATGAAGAGCTATTTCATTAGCGTGTTTATTATATATTAAATCTCCTTCATTATATTCTTTATCATCTACCATAATAAGATAATCATATATTTCTTCATGCTTATTTTCAATTTTAAGTAAATGATAAAGACTACCAGTTAGTCTATTTAACTTTGGTAAATATATGTCTGGATTATTATAAAGATCTAAATAATTAGTAATCATGGCCATATTATATTCAATATCACCAGAAGTATAAAGTGTTCTAGCAATAACTTGAATTCCAATTGCATGATTTATTTTATCTTCATCAAATGGATATCGCTCCTTAAAAGTCTCAATTACTTCTCTATATGAGAAATTTTTACCTTTTTCTAAGTAGTATATACTATCTAAATCAAGAAAAGTGATATGATCTTTAAACCAATATAGATCACTTGTTATAATATTTCCAGTAAGAGCCATTTCTATGAAATTTTCATAATCACTCATAAAATTAATTCTATTTTCATTATTAAGAATAAGTCTAAATAATACAGTTCTATTTTCAATTTCATTACTAAATATATTATATACAGTTTCACCATATCTATAATATTCACTATCAAAATTAACACTAGAAATAAGTGGATATACCGTAACAACCGTTTCCATATTAGTTGCAGAAGTCATTCCAGTTTCTCTAAATGTATATTTTATAGCATTATTGTCATTATCGGTATTATCTTGGATGTAGTATAATTCATAATGTAATGAGTCAACCAATCTATTTACAGTTTTTCCAAATTCTTCAGGAACAGTTTTTATGTCTTCATTATTATAAATATTTACACCAAGAACTCCACCTGGCTTTAAAATAAAGAGATTTCCTTCAAATCTTGTTAAATCATTATGATCAGTAAAATTAGCTACATTTAACTTATCAGTAGCAATATAGTTACTGATTCCTTCTAACTCATATTTCATGAAGCTATTATCAGAAAGACGATGTTCACCAACAGAAGTACCTATATAATATTTATTAGTAGTAGTATCTTTATAATATTTTCCAACTGTAGTTGCATCTGGTTGAATATCAGATATATTTTCAACTTCTATAACATCAACATCTGAAGGAACTTCTGTAATTTCTTCAAGATTATAAGTATAGTCTAATATAAATAGCTTACTATCAGGTTTAAAGTTATCAATACTTACATCTTTTATAAGGATTGGAAATTCTGAAATATTAGTAATCTTACCAGAATAACGAGCATTATCAAGTTTAGTAGGATCTCCAGATTCAGTTTCCATTAAAATCTTGAAATTAACAAAAGAAGGATATGTTACAGTACTTCCACTGTCATCAATACTTCCAATTTCATCAGTTATTTCAGAGTCTAAATCATCACTTTCAGTTTCTGCATTTGCAATAAGTCTTATTATCTTTTCTACTTGCAAATCTTTCATTTTAGTACCACCATAGATCGTCCAAACGATAGTTCCATCAGTTTGTTTTGTTAATCTATGCTTAACAGGGAAATAGTCTACGTATAAATTGGTAGACATAAATGTCTCTTCATCTGGCTCACTTGCTTCAAAAGAAAAATCAGCAGATGGATAAAGTGCATATGAGCTATAATAAGCTTTTTCTTTAATAGGCTTATCTTTATTAGTATCAAATTCATCATTATATTCATCTGTAGACAAATCAAAAATTTCTTTTGTTGTATCTGCAATTGAATAGCATCCACTATAACCAGGACCATTCAAGAAATTAAATAAATTATAGACTGTATCAGGAACAACTAAAATTCTTTTATCTACATCATTAATTTTTCTAGTAAAAGCAAACTCATTAAAACCATCAGTACAAGCATCACCGTCTTTACCATATAGTGATTCTAATGTGTTACATACTAATACTTGATCTGAAATAAAATTATCAGATATATCTTGTGTTGTATCGTTTAATCTGTTAAACCAAATTCTACCAACATCAGAATCTTCCATTACCATATGATCAAGATATACACCATAAAAAGTAATATCAAAATTATCATAATGATTATTAATGTAGGTTAAATCTCTACCACCATTATGAATATAATCCTTTAATTCATCACTATTAAGTTCAGAATCATTTAAAGTAACATTATCATTTGCTTTAATAGAAAATAGACCTTGTTTTCCAAAATTAGCACTGACTGTATCTGTCTGGAAAGACATAATATGACTTAAAATTTCTTTTTCATCATCAGTAAATTCAAACTTAGGATCTGGATTTATAGTAACTTTAAAATTAATAGTAATAATACAATCACATTGATCGTATTTTAAATGGTTATTTTTAGCAAGTTCAATATATTCATTTTTAATTTTAAAGAAATGTATTGAAAATTTGAATACTCTTTTAGAAGTAATATCAGTAATGCTTTCTACAACAAAGTTGAATGCATTATAATTATTATCTTTATAAAAAAGTAAAGATTCAGTGCCATTAATTTTTAATCCAGAATTATTTGAATAAACTTTATAATGCTCTTCTGTAAAATTAATATCTTTCTCACTTATAATATAAGCGCTATCATCACCACTTGAATTAAACGATACATGAACTGCTGTTGAAGATAAAGCACGAATATTAATATTTGAGTCATTCATTTCAAAAATAATATTGTTATCTACAACAGGTCTTTCTATACTTGTTTCACCACTTGTTATTTTCTGAATTAAACTTGGGTTATCAATATCTATAACAGTATCTCTAGTCTGATTAGTAGTAGGTATTGATAAATCATATCTACAGTTAATAGTAATATCATCTGTAGTTTCAACCATTGAATCATAAGAAACAAAAGGTCTCATAAAATCAGCATATCTAGAATAAGTCATAGTCTTTATTTCATCGATATGTCTATTTTTGATAATAAATAAAAAAGTATTTAATTCATCATATCCTGTTCTTTTAGTAAATCCATATCTATTTATTTTAATTTGAAGATTATGAATTGAAGAAGCAGTAGAACTTGTTGGCTTATCTATCTTTTTTAATTCAAATAAAGTAGTAGGAATACCATTTATTCTTAATTCATACAAATAATCATTTAAATCAAATGCAGTATTCATACTAGGTTCTATTTGAGCATATAAATAAATAAAATTTTCATTAGATTTTTCACTATATATTAAATCATCTACTTTAAATATTTCATTTATAGATGGATAATTATATATGATACTATCATCTGAATCTTGCCCACTAATCTCTACTTTATAACTCTCTAAAATATCATGATCTTTTGTGGTATCAATTAAATCATCGTTTGTAAAAAATATTTTGCTATTTCCAAAGTTAGTATATTTAAATGGAATTTTATGATCATTATTTTGCAAAAAACGATAAAAATAATTGTCATAGTTATTATTTAAAAGTATATAATTACTTTCAATTCCTGGAGGTTGATACGTATAAAATCCATTCGTATCTGTATATTTAAATGAAGTTAAATCTCCAGGCTTAAACGTATTTAAAATAGTACTTAAAGAATTAGTGAACATAAATGAACTTACATCTTCATAAATAAAAGGAGAAGATAAAATTCTCTTTTCAACGGTCTTTGCCATCTTAATTTCACCTCACATAAAAGTAATAATATAAGGAAAACATTTATACAAATGTTTTCCTTTAAAAATTGTGGTTAATTATTTGAATTTGAACCATCTGTATTTTCATTATTTAATTCCTTCAATCGTTCAATTAATATCCTATTTTGCTCCATGAGTTCAACGTTTTTATCGCTCAATTCTTTATTTTGCTGTATTAGAATTTCATTTTGCGACATCAACTTTTCAAGTTCTTTTGTTAAATGTTCAGCCTTTGCTGTTAATTTAGAAATAAGTTGATTTTTACGTTCAAGTTCGTCATCTTTTTCTCTAAGTTGCTGTTCGACATGGGATAATCTAGCATTAATTTTTTCTGTGAATTCTTGTTGAGAATCCATTAACTCTTTTACATTCTCAGTATAAGTTTTTTCAATTTCACTTCTATTATCTCTTTTGTTAGTGTCATTATCTTTTTTATTAGTTAAAATGACACCAATAAGGGTTAATAAGCCACCTGATATTAAAAAGCCAGCTGCTTTAACGACATCATTAAAGCTAATAGTAATATCGGCAGCAGCAAGAGCTAGAAGTGGGAAATATGCATTTTCAATCATAAAGGACCACCTCTCTCTTGTATATAAATTTATAATTTGTTTAGTTTATAATTCTTTGTTGTTTCATGAAAATTATATGAAAAAAAAAAATAAAAGGGATTTCTCCCTTTTATTTTAATTCAATAAATTTGAAATCAATTCAATAATAAGATTAAGATTACTATTGAAATTAAAGTACTCGTTATTTAATAGATCTTTATTGATTTGATCAAGCATTACATTATGATCTTCATATTTAAATAAATATCCATTAAATAATATATCATAATAATATTCTACAGGAAGATTTTTTGTGACATAATCATTTTTAAACTCAAGAAGTTTTACAAATAATTCTTCACTTTTTCCATCAGCATCTAATTTAAGACATTCTTTTACAAATTTAAATAGATAATTTTCTTGTCTTTTTAAAGTTTCTTCTGGAAAACCTTTAATGTCAAAAATATCTTCCATTAAATTATAATAGAATTCTTTTCCTGATAGATTTATATAAGAAGTATATTGGTTCTTCTTCCTAAACAAGTAATCTTCATTCACTTGTTCTATATCTATAAACTTATCTATAAGAAATATTGCATCTTTTTTGATAGTTAATACTTCAGAATCTTGAATATTGTTTGCTTCAAAGAATAAACGTCTAGCTTCTCTAAATCCTTCCATTAACCCTTTAGATACTTCTGGCTGATCTTTAAGCCAAATACCTATTTCTACATTTCTTTGATGTTTATCTAAATCATTCATTAAATAATTATAATCTTCATCAGATAAATATCCTTCATGTTTTAAAATAGATATTCCACCATTTTTCATATCATATTCTGTAATAACAGCATTCTTAATATATTTTATACCTTTATTAAGGTAATTATGTTTCTCATATACACTCATTAATGATCAAACTCCCAATGTCTAGGACAACTTAAATCTGGAAAGAAAGAAGATATATGATCTTCAGTAGTCCTATAATCAAAAAATGTATCTTCATTAACTCTATGACCTTCAATATCTTTCAAGAAATTCATAAGTTCATGAAAAATCTTTTTTGCTTCTTCTTTATCTTTTCCTACATAATATAATCCCAAATCTAAATCATCATTATCTCCTATTGTTAATCTTACTTCTGGATTATCATCCCAATAAGTAATATATATTCTTGGAAATTCACATAAAGTAGAATCTTCTTCTGGAATTAATCTTATTTCTGCAGTTATCCATGCTGGATAATTACTATCTCCTTTCCAAAAGTTTACTTCCATAAGTATTCCTCCTTTTATCCCTTTTAATAATATTTTATTATTTTATTTTTTTAATTTTAAATTATTATAGTTTATTAATACGCAAATATATAATATATATTCAAGATATGAAAAAAAAAGAAAACTCTGAACCGTCCAGGCAGGAAGTTTTCTTTTTTTAAGTTTTTATACTGAGTTTCTTCTCTCAGTGTTTAGGAGCTAGGTTTATCATGCCTTGGGAGGCACGATGAAACCGCCGTCCTTGCGACGAGCGTAATCGCCAGTGGGAAGCTGCTGCACACTCTGGTACTGCAGCCAATTACTCAGGCCGTTTTCAACAGCCTTAAAGGTCCTCTTAAGGAGAGACTCCTTTGCAGCCTCGGATGGAGCTGCAACGATACCCTCCTCAACCCGTGCAATGTAGTCATTGACTGCATTGTAGTCGAATTTACCAGCGAAAATATTTGTATTTGTCATAATTACCTCCAACCCATTTCCTATATCCTTATCCAACGTTGGGAACAACCTCAACCAGCTCGATCTCCACAGAGATCTCCATTGGGAACATAGAAAATCCTTTGACTTCTTTTCGAGTCTAGGTTTTTCAGGGTTTCTAAATATACATACTGCATATTCACAATTATAATATGTATTTAATTAGGTAGTTAGATACGGTTTTCGTTATTTCACAAAAATTTCGATTTTTAACAATGAATTAAATTACACAAAAAAGAGGTGTTAAATATGGATACTTTAAGCCGTAGAGAATTATTTAAAAAATATTCCTATGGATTAGTCAATACAGATGATATCGATGAACTCCAGAATATATTTGATTATGCTTCTGGTATCATTGTCAAAGATTCTGATATGGCTGATAAATATGAAACTACTGTGTCTGCCAGAAATGGTAACACTTATGTTAAAGCTTGTTATAAGCAAGATGATTATACAGATGCACAAAGAGAAAAGCTTAAAGGAATGTATGAAGAATCCAATCAATATTATAGATGGCTTTTAGATGAATATAATATTGATCCATTAACATCAAGAACCGCTGAAGACTATGACATTCTTAAGTCTATCAGTGCTACTGATAATAATGGAAAAGCTTTATTAACTGAATATCAAGAAGAATTATTTATTAGATGTTATAAAGAAGCATTACATTATTGGAATAATGTAACTAGAACTAAATCTTTTAAAAACGAAGAAATGTATCGACAGTTTTCAGAAGTTTATCTTCTTTTCATGGCCATTCAAAGATATATTACATATAGAATGAAGAGTCAGTTTGATGTTGATACATTTAATAAATTCCAATGTAAGAACTACTTTATCTCAAATGGTGTAGATTATTTTGATAGCTTACCACTTAACTATCAAAGAAGACTTATTAAACTTCTTAATGATATGCAAAGAGATAAAGGTGATGATACTGTCTTTAATTATATTAAAGATGTATTAATGGTTAATAATCTTAATATTTATAAATATGTACTTGCAAAGCATCAGCCAACAGGAGATTCTAAAGGAGAATTAGTATTCTATAAAGTTCCTTATGATGAAGAACTTAATACTGATACAAATGAAGTATATAGCTTTGAATCTATTACTGAAGATGATCCTTATTGGAGAGCTAGTAAAGATGAAGTACTTTATCAGACATTTAATACGCTTGATACTAAGTATATTTCAGTTGAATATGTAGTAGACATGATTAAGAACGGTAATGCTCTTTCTTATTTTATGTATTTACTTAATGATTCAATGCTTATTGATAAAAATGCTGGTGATAAAACTTCTTTAAGATTTTTTGATAAAAATATTAGCTCTAATCCAATTCAGTTATATGATGCAATGATGGCATTATATTCTCTATTCTATACTTATATTAAAAACGATCAATTTGATGGAGAACCTGCCGATAAAATAGATCAAGATGGTGATGGTGTTACTACAAGTCTTGGTAAACCATTAATTACAAATATTCATGGTTATGCTAGTTATGAAAATGACTCTTTTGTAAAAGAGACTATCAACGATATAATTTATGAGATAGATAAAGAAAATAGCAAGAATAATACCCCTCAATCAATTATTACTTGGAATAATAATCTTAAAGATTTCTTAACAGTAAAATTTAATCTTAGAGATTTCTATTATAGTGATAATTTCTCTTTTGAAGCTATTGAGAGTTATTATAATGATCCTTCTTATAAAAAGTATATTGGTAACACTGTAGAAAATGTAAAGCTTGGTAGCATGACTATCAAAAATGAATTCTTAGAGTTAGCTAGATATATTAATGCAGTAGGTTACTATAATGTTAGAGATTATAGATCTTATGAACAAGCACATAGAACTTTTGATCTTTATAAAAATGTATTGAATGATAATCTCAAAGAATCTTTAGCTTATGTATGGGATTTAATTAAGAGTCAGAGTATGCCTCTTTCTGCATTAAATATTCATGCTAATTTTAAAAAGTTATTTAAAAAGTATATTGCATACTTAATTATTAATGGAGATATATCTTCTAGTGAAACAGTAGGAAGTTTCTATACATTAAATGCTTATTATAATGATCATTTTGATATTTTCTATAATCTAATGATTGCAGACCAAAATGATTCAAGTGAACAAAATCCAATTTTAACAGAGTTAATTGATTATGTTCATGAGATATGGGGTTATGATAATGCATACTTCAATAATTTCTTATCCCAGTATAATACAAGAGAAGGATTTAAGAATTTTATCAAATTTATTAATTTAGTACAGCATTCATTCTTTACTAGAGATGAATTATATAAATATGAAAATCTATTAGTATTCCTTGAAATCTTTACTTCTCTTAAGAAAGAAATTTATACTAAGAATGCTTCTATAGATCAGGAAATTACTGGTTTGACAAATATTGCATCTAAATATTCTGATATTAAAATTGAAGAATTTATGCAAATTTTAAATAAGAATGAATCTGTTCGTGCAGATCTTGAAAAATATATCAGAGAATCAACTAACCGTAAAATTTATAATGACCTTAGAAAGCTTTGGTTAATTAAATTTAAGTCTAATTTCAATTTTGAACTTTATAATGAATTTGAAACATTTAAAGAATATCTTCTTACAAATGATGACGAACTTTATAATTTTGTAACTAATTTTGGTGAGTTTAGTTCAGATTCTGATAGAAGAAAAGAAATTGAAAATAGAATTCTAGATATCTCTACAAGTATTGAAAAGTTTATTAAATCTAATGGTAATATTGTTTATAATAGTACCTTTAATGTAATCTTCTCTAATATTAAAGAATATGCAATGCTTCTTATTGAAGTATTTAAAGCATATACTCTTGATACTATTTATTCAGGGAATATTCTTGATTTTAATGATCCAACAAATGAAAGAATTAAAATTTTTGATGAAGGACCTTCTGATGACGAACCTTTTATTGAAG